AAAGCAACACAAAAGAAAGAGCTTCCAAGTGGAGAAACGGATAGTACTGAAAGGTAAAGAAAATAATTTGTTGGTATTTTTAGCTACGTTAATACAAGTTGCTGAAGATATGGACTTAGATATAACTATTATAATCGATGAATAAAGAAGATCTATTATTAGAAATGCAACAAGATATGTTGTTATTCGGCCGAATGGTAATGCCGAATATGTTTAGTAGTGAATCTCCTCCGTTTCATTACGACCTAACAGATCAATTACTAGATACAGAATCTAAACAGATAAATATTATAGCACCACGTGGACACGCTAAGAGTTCAGTGGCTGCTGGTATTTTTCCCTTGTTTCATTTAATGTTTACAGAAGGTGTAAAGGTGATTGTACTTGTATCTAGAACGCAGTCACACGCTACAAAATTATTAGGAACTATAAAAGATGTGCTTGACTATTCGCAAGAATTTCGATATTTCTTTGGATACTGGGGAATGCAGTCTGCTAAGAAGTGGACTAATACAGAAGTAGAGTTGAAAGATGGTAGTTTGATTATTTGTAAAGGTACAGGACAACAGATACGTGGTATTAAGCATGGTAATCAACGACCAACATTGTTAATATTAGATGATCCAGAAGATGAAAATAATACTAAAACCGCAGAAGCTATGGAATATAATTTACGTTGGCTCTTGCAATCTGGTGTTCCATCCTTGGACCCGTTATCTGGTAGAATATGTGTTATTGGTACTCCGCAGCATGAACGTTGTATGGTGGAAACCTTGAAAGAAATGAAAGGTTGGAACACATTAGAGTTTAGACCTGACTTAGAAAAAGGTGTAGCACTATGGGATGAAGTGTGGCCAATAGATAAATTGAAACAAAAAAAAGCAGAACTAGAAAGTATTAATAGACTATCTGTATTTTATAGAGAGTATCTATGTCAAATAGTTGGAGATGAAGATGCATTGTTTAGACAAGAGTATATTCAGAACTATGACGGCTATATCGAAAAGAATGAACAAGGATTGTCAACTCTCATCCTGACGAACCTGAATGGTGAGGAAGTAGAAGAGAGGCGACCTGTAAACATTTTTACAGGAGTCGATCCTGCATCCAGTACAAAAAAAACAGCAGACTATTCTGTGATATTTAATATTGCAGTAGATGAAGAGGGTAATAGATTTTGTTTGCCCTATTATAGAAAAAGAGCAACGCCTTTAGATTTGGCAGATGCTATTATTAATAATTTTAAAACATACAAGAGTACCAAGACAAGAATTGAGTCTGTTGGCTATCAGGAAATGTTAAGACAATACATTAAAGAAAAAGCAGAAGAAATGGGTATGTTTATACCTGGTCTTGAAATAAAAGAAAATCCTAGAACGAGTAAATCGTATAGATTAGAAAGTTTACAACCTTTGTTTGCTAGCAATAAAGTATACATACAACCTACTATGCAAAACTTTATAGATGAGTTGTTATTATATCCTAGAGGTAAACATGATGACTTGTTAGATGGATTTTTTTATGCTAATAAAAATTGCTATAAACCTTTACACGAATCAAGCTTTACAGCTAAAAAAGACAAATTATTTGGGTTATTGACCAGAAAAAGCTGGAAAACTCTATAATGTTCTTGACTTTTATTCAAATATTCTTATAAGTTAATAAAGAGGTTATGCGTATAGATATAAATAAATATCGATTTGATTTAGATCAATTTGATAAAATCTTACATAAAACAACAAAGATTCAAACACCAAAAGGGTACAAGGTTATAAATGCCAGAACAAATAAAGAAAAGAACAAAAGCGTCAAGAAGTAATCTAGACGATAAATTGTCTGATGTATTTGGTTTTGAAAAAGGCAAGATAGAGTATGAAGATGGAGAAATCCATGAAGAAGTACAAGAGTCTTTAGAGTTGTTAAATGAATACGATAACTCTCGTGAAGCTTGGGCTGTAAAGTTCCAGGAGTCTTTAGAGTTTAGAGCAGGTGCTCAATGGACAAATGATGAACGTGAAGTATTGGAATCACGTGGCCAAGCACCTATTGTTGTAAACAGAATCCATCCTATTGTTGAAACCGCAAAATCTTTACTTACGTATAACTCACCTCAATTTCGTTCAACAGCAAGAGAAGATTCCGATAGAGATACAGCCAAAGTTTTTTCTGATTTGTTTTCATGGGTTTGGGACCAATCATCAGGAGATGAAGAATTAAAAAAAGTTATTGATGATTATTATGTTGGTGGTATGGGAGTAATGAATGTTTACCAAGATCCCGATGCTGATATGGGTAAAGGAGAAGTTTACATTAAAGGTGTTAATCCTTTAGATGTGTACATAGATCCTAATGCAAAAGATGTTTATGCTAGGGATGCTGCTAATATTTTAGTTGTAAAATACATTACAGACGAACAAGCTATGCAAATATATCCTGAGTATATGGATATTATTTTAGACGCAGAAAGTGCTGTAGATGGCGATGAAGATTATCCTGAAACAGATTTATCTGCTACAGAAGGTCAAATATTTAGCACAGACGAAACAACTACTTATCACAGCAAAAGAAAGTATATTGAGAAATATACAAAAGAAATGCATCAATACTATAATGTATATGAAACTTTTTCTAGAAAAGAATTATTATTTAATAAAGATGAATATGAAGAATATTTAAAAAGAAGATATATAAAACTATCTAAAATTACAGGTGAAGAAATTATTATTTTTGATGAAGTTGCAATGGATGAACTTTATAACATATTACAAACAATAGGACAAGTATTTCATTTTACTTTACCTGAACCAGAATTTGACGATCAGGGAAATATTATACCACAAGAACCTAAAAAAGTTGCAGGACCAGAAGATAAAGATGGAATACCAGGAAGTACTACTTCTATTATACCTATTACTGCAGAAGAATTAATAGGTATGGAAAAAATAGAATCTATAGTTATTGATAAATGTTGCGTTAAACAATGTGTAACAGTAGGAAATAATTTAATGTATACTAGATTATTACCAATTGAAGATTACCCTATTATACCGATAATGAATATACACCATAGAAATCCTTATCCTGAGTCTGACGTAAGATTATACAGACCATTACAAGAATATATTAACAAAATTCGTTCTTTAATTATTGCTCATGCAAGTACAAGTACAAATGTTAAATTATTGATTCCTCGTGGTTCAGCAGACCTTCGACAAATAGAGGAGGAGTGGAGCAAAGCGGGGACTAGCGTTATTGAGTTTGATGCTGAACTTGGTGCACCTATCGTGGCTGGTCCCGTACCACTTCCAAACGAGCTATATAAAAATGAAGCTGATGCTAAGTATGACTTAGAGTACGGATTTGGTATTTTTGAATTAATGCAAGGAAGCGGAATGAATGCTCCTTCTACTTATAGAGGAACGTTAGTTGTAGACGAATTTGGTCAAAGACGTATTAAATCTAGAAGAGATGATGTAGAAAACTTTTTAAATCAAGTAGGTAAAATTGCAGTACCACTAATGCAACAAATGTATACAGAAGAAAAAGTTGTCCGACTAGTACAACCTAATGGTACAGAAAAAGAAGAAAGATTTAATTTTTTCAAAGAAACTGAAACGGGAGATGTTAAAATGTTTCACGATGTAGCTATAGGCAGATACGATGTTAAAGTAGTTGCTGGTTCTACATTACCTACAAACAGAATGGCACTATTAAATACTTATATGCAAATGTTCCAAATGGGTTTAATAGACCAAGCAGAAGTATTAAAGAAATCAGAAATTATAGATATAGATGGTGTACTAGAACGTTCAGGACAAATGAAACAACTAGCACAACAACTACAGATGACACAAGAAGAATTGAAGAAGGTCAAAGGCGACCTACAAACTGCTATGCGTGAAGAGCTACATGCTAAGAAACGTTTAGAAGTAGAAAAATTTAGTGGCGATTTAGATAAGATATCTAATCGTGCTGAAGCTGCTACCGAGATGTATAAGTCAAGGATAGCGGATAGTGAAAAAAATCTGATGAACTCAGTTAAACAAGTATCTAAAGAACAAATGCAAGAAGAAGAACAAGATTCACCTTCTGCTGCAATTGAGGCACTTGAAGAGATTGAGAGTTAGAGAAAGGTAAAACATACTATGAATAATGAAGAGATAACGAATACAGATCCACTATTAGCAAATCAGGGAACTGCCCCTGCATCTGCTGAAGATGATAATATCTTTAACGAGATATTTGGTGAACAAGAAGTGAGTAAATACGTTGCACCTATTGAGCCAAAGCAAGATGAAGGTAACCTATCAGAAGGACCCGTAGACGTGAATCCTAAGGAAGATCCTAATCAATTTCAGTATTGGCAAAGCCAAGCTGATAAAAAGGATGTAGAACTACAAGAGTTAAAAGCAAGAATGGATAAAGTGGAGCAATTAGCACCACCTGTACAATCTGCTGCTCCAGTAGAAACACAACCAGAGCCTACTCAGGAAACAGTACAAAAACCTGTTAAACCTGCTAGACCAAACGATTTTGATTCTTCCGAAGCACTAACTGATCCAAATAGCAAGTCTGCGAAGTATGTTGCAGCAAGGGACCAGTATTTAGAAGAAATAACTGAATACAATGAATTTCAGGTATCTAACCAACAACAGTTAGCAAACCAACAAAAGCAACAAGCTGCACAAGCAGCAAGTCAAGCTAAGTTGATTAATGATTTGCAAACTAAGTATAGTTATACACCCGAAGAAGCTAATGATTTTATTGTAAAAATGTCTTCACCAGAGTCATTGTCCTTAGACAATTTAGTAAAACTGCATAGAGGTGACCAACAACAGGCACAACCTGTAATGAGTCCATCTACAGCAGATTTACAATTAGAAGTGATGAGACAACGCAAAGAAAAATTGGCAATCCCTAAACCTATTACGACACAGCCGAGTGCTAACGTGCAGTCATCTAGAAAAATAGAAGATCAAATGATGGATTCCATGATTGGAAGTTTCAAGAAAAAGAATCCATTTAGTTAAAAACCTAAAAGGAGAGAGGCAAGATGGCTAATCAATATAGTATCACACCTGGTGTGACTTTAGATGGTGCAAACGGAAGCGCTAGCTCTATTAATGATTCAAGAAGAATCTTTAATTTTGGAGAAAGAGTTGCTGAATTAGCACCGCAAACATCACCTTTTCTAACATATCTGGCTAGAGTCGGTAAGAAAGCTACAGACGATCCTGTGTTTAAGTTCTTAGAACAAAGACATCAGTATCAAAGACGTAACTTCCAATGTGCTCAGGCTAAAGATATAACTAATTATAGTTCAGGAAACTGGGCTGTAACTGGTTTAAGACTGGATGCACCTTATGACCAGTTTGGTAGAGAAGTTGATACAAGTGTAAGACCTGAATTTTTAATTGTAGGTCAAATAATCGCTATAGAAGGCGAATGGGATGAAGACGGAGTTGATGGTTCTGATAAACCAGTTATTGCATATTTCAGGGTGACAGCTGTAGATAACGCAAGTGCTGATTATTCAGTAATTTCAGGTACATTCATCAAAGCAATATTAAAACCAACACATTCTGCTAATGGAGCAGATGCTGCAACTAAGGGCTTAGTAGCTCCTGGACCAGACGATCACTTACGTTTAGATGATAACGTTAAAGGTCAAGTAGTTGGCTCAGCATACGCTGAGGGTCACGATGGTGACACTTTAGAAGGATGGAAAGATGAGTTCTATTCAAGAGAGGGTTATACTCAAATCTTTAAGACTCTTGTTCCATTATTCTCAGGTACAGCGTTAGCTACACGTTATCGTGGAGTAGCAAACGAATATATGAGAGTTTATCAAGAAAAACTTATGGAACATAAGATGGATCTTGAACACGCTTTCTTATTCGGTATGGGTACTGACGATAGCACAGCAAGTGGACCATTACGTAGAACATGGGGTATCTTACCATATACAGAAGCATACGGAAAAGTGAAAACTTTTTCATACGGTTCAGCAACTTACGATTCATTCGTAGATGCAATGGAAGATGTATTCTCACCAGAATCTGGAAACAGTGGAGAGAAACTTGTTCTGTGTTCAAGAAAAGTTATGTCCTTCTTTAATAAATTAGGAGGTAACTCATTCTTAGGTAATATGATGGCTCAACAAGTAGACAGTCAAAGAGTTTATGCTGGTGGTTCTGGATTTGATATTCAGAATGTACAGAATGAATTTGGTATGAATGTAACTAGAATTTCTACTATTTACGGTGGAATTAACTTAGTTATGGAACCACTATTCAGAAATCAGCATGAAAACACTGCTATTATGATTGATCTGAACAACGTTGCTTACAGACCGTTAGAAGGTAATGGCGTATCAAGAGATACTCAAATTATCACTAACATCCAAGGCGATGGTGTTGATGGAAGAAAAGACATGATTCTTACAGAAGCAGGTCTTGAA